CGTCCCCGCAATGGGCGCCGCACCCGCCAACACCTACCTCGAGCCAGCCGCCACCGGCGTCCGCGAAGACCTCGCCGATATCATCTACCGCATCGACCCCGACGAGACGCCGCTGCTGTCCGCGATCCCACGCATCAGCGCCAACCAGGTGATGACCGAGTGGCTGGTCCAGCAACTCAACCCGGCCTCCGACAACGCGATGGCCGAGGGCTTCACCGCCACCATCCACCCCGCGGTCAAGCCGGCCCGCCTCAACAACATCTGCCAAATCGCCGCCCGCACCGTCGGCGTGTCCAACACGCTGCGGGTGGTCGACATCGTCGGCGGCGAAGACGAATACAATCGCCAGCTCATCCTGCGTGGCATGGAGATCAAGCGTGATCTCGAACTGATCATCACCTCGCCGCTGGTGAAGACCATCACCGATCCGCGCCACATGAGCGGGCTGCCGTGCTACTGCAACAACGCCATCCGCGGCGCCGGTGCCGGAGTCGCGCCGATCGGCGACGGCACCAACGCAGGCACCGCCGGCACGCTCTACGACCTCTCGCTGACCACGGTGAACACCGCGATGCAGCTGGCGTGGAACGCCGGCGGCAATCCGACGCTCGGCATCATGTCCGGCAACATCAAGAACTACTTCGCCACGCTGTCGCAGGGCGGCACCAACAACGCCATCGTGGCGCAGAACATCGTGCAGGCATCGCCGACCGGGGAAATGACAATCCAGGGCGCGGTCGACGTCTACCGCACCAACTTCGGCACCCTGCAGCTCGCACCGGACCGCTTCACGCCCGCGCACCAGATCCTGCTGGTCGATCGGGACTATCTCGAACTGGCACCGTTGCCGGAACGGGATATCGTACAACAGGATTATGCCATGACGGGCGACAATTCGCAGGGCGGTGTGGTGTTTGAAGGAACGCTTCGGCCAACAGCGCCGCTGTCCCACGCGTGGATCGCTGATCTGAATCAATGAGACACCGCAACGTGAGTATCTCTTGACATAGGGAATTTTAGCGGTGTATACGATGCCCTATGGCAAAAGCAGCAATGCCCTGGCGAGACCGGGTGATCGTGGAACCGAATGGCTGCTGGTTATGGCCAGGGGCAGCCATTCGCGGCTATGGGGTCATCCGGCGCGACGGCAAGAACCAGAGGCTCAACCGGGTGGCCTGGGAAGAAACCAATGGGCCGATCCCGGATGGATTGTGCGTCTGCCACGTTTGCGACAATCCGTCATGCTGCAACCCAGGTCATCTGTTCTTGGGAACTGTTACCGACAACAACAGAGACATGATTGCCAAGGGTCGCTCCAAGAGCGCCTCTGGCCTCAATGCCCGCAAGACGCACTGCCCGCAAGGACATGCCTACGACGCGGCCAATACTCGGATCGAGGCGGACGGGGCGCGCAAGTGCCGACAATGCGACCTCGATCGCCACCAAGCCAAATACTATCGGCTGAAAGCCGAGCGCGCCGTATAGGCGTAAGCCACGGCGGTTTCACATGAAACCGCTGTATGAGCGCTACGACCCGGTAACGTCGCGCCACACCGAGGTGGTGGCCGACAGCGAGACCGGCCTGCCGCTCATCGTTCGTACCCAGAACGCGCACCTAATCATGGAGAGCGCGAAGCGGCTCGCCTCCAACTTCGACCCGCACGTCAAACGCGACATCACCCACGTCGCCCGCATCGACATCAACACCTGGGCCAACCTGACCAGGATGGGCATCACCCGCGATCCAGTTGCGTTCAACAAGTGGCTCGATTCGCGCGAGGCCCGCTACTTCCGCACCGACGACGCAAGGAGGATCTAATGGCACTTTCAACTCACAGCACCGGCGGCAACGACAAGGTGCCACCGATGCGCCCGACGCCAGGCGTCACGCCCGGCCTTGATACAGCCGGACTGCCGGTTGCCTCGCTCTCGGTCACGCCGGAACAGGGCAACCGGGTGGGCGGCAGCGGCGTACCGTCGCAGGGCGTGCCGCAATCGCCTGACACGCCACCGGCGCCGCCGTTCCTGTTCGGCGACATCGAACCAGTGCATTACGCGCGATTGTATCCCGAGGCGCTCACCAAGGGCGCCACGGCTGCCAAGGATGCCGCGATGGCAGCAGGGCAGGCAGCGTTCGAGGGCGGCAAGACGCTGCACGCCTCGCAGCAGGACCCGGTGGGCGACACCCCGCCAGAGGACCCGGCGAAGCCACCGCCGCCGCCACCGCCTCCGCCGAAGCCGGATACCGCGGCGCATAGCTGAGCCTTGGCGAATCTCCAGCAGCTTCAGGATGACGTCATGTCGTGGCTCAACCGCCGCGACTGCCTGTCGCTGATCCCTGGCTGGGTCGCCATGTTGGAGACCGAGATCGCGGAGACCTGCCGCACCCGTTCGCAATGGGTGTCGGCAGTGCAGGACATCGACGCGCCCTACATCGCGCTGCCGGCCGACTTCGCCGCCATGGCCAGCATCCGTGATAGCCGCTCCGGCGCCAACCTCGACCTCAAAGACGAGTGGTCGCCCAAAGGCGGCGGCTGGACCTCGCCCTACACCACCTACAGCGGCCTCTATCCCAGCACGCTGTGGCAGACCAACCCGGCGGCACCGTGCTTCGCCTATCGCATCGTCGGCGACTGCATCGAGTTCCTGCCGCATCCGCAGATCCCGGATCCACCCGATCCGGCCTACGTGTTCCAGTCGGTGGCGATGGCTTACTACCAGAAGCCGCGTCCGCTGCTGCTGCCGACCGACACCAACCCGGTACTCGAGCGGCACTACGGGATCTACCTCTACGGGCTGCTGAAGCTCGGCGCGATGTGGGCGCTCGATGCCGACCGCGCCGCGCAGGCCGACGCCGAGTGGCAGCAGCAGGTGACGCGGGCAAATTTGTGGAAACAACAATCAGATATGAGTGGTGCGCCGCTACGTTCGGAGCTAGCATGTCACTTCTAGAACGAATTGGAAGCGACATGGCGAAGACTGGACCAAAGCCGGTTCCGTGGCAAGAGCGCATTTGGCGTTATGTTTCGCCGGAGCCGAACAGCGGCTGCTGGCTGTGGGAGGGAGCACAGAACACCGGCGGTTACGGCAAGATGGGAATGGGCGGTGCTGGTGCAGGCACTGATCTGGTGCATCGTTTGATGTGGGAGCAGCACAGGGGGCCGGTCCCGCCCAACCGATGGGTGCTGCATCGCTGCGACATGCGAGCGTGCTGCAATCCCGATCACCTGTTCCTTGGCACGGCGCTGGACAACATGCGGGACATGCACGCCAAGGGACGCGGACGGATCGAGGCAGGCCCGGCCTCAGTCGCCGCTCGCACGCATTGCAAGAACGGACACGAGTACTCCGACGTCAACACCTATCGCTGGCGTGGCATACGGTATTGCCGGACATGCCGCCGAGAGAATCAGCGCTGATGGCGGCGCTGAGCTTCCCGCTGCCGTGCTGGTTCGGGCTGCTGGAGATCGACACCGGCGGCGAGATCACCCAGCCGAGCTACGCGCGCCAGCCGGTGACCTTGGTGTATTGCGCCGACGGCGTGACCATCGCCAATCCCGCCGCGGTGCAGTGGCCGATCGCCCGCGAGGACTGGGGCAGCGTCGATGCGGTCGAGGTGTGGGACGCGCCCACCGCCGGCACGCTGCTGGTCAGCCTGTTCACCACCGATATCGAGACGATCCCGCAGTATGCCATCGCGCGCATTCCACCGGCCGGCGTGCAGATGGTGCAGGTGGCGTTCTCGCGTGGCTTCGGCACTGGCGGTTTCGGCACCGGTGGCTTCGGCAGCGGCAGCGGCCTGTCACCGGTCGCGAGCGGCGTTCCCACGCCCTACGGCGTCGGCCCCTATGGCGTCGGTCCCTACGGCGCCGAAAGCTTGGGCGTGACCGTGGAGATCACGTTCGACACCTCGGTGCATGTCTGTGCGCCGGGAACCTGGGCACCCGGCTTCGCGAGGGCGGCATGAGCGGCAGCAGCGACTATACCAAGACGCCGAACCTCGGGTTGTTCAAGCCGACGTTCAACGCCGATGTGTCCAACTGGGGCCAGCACTGGAACCAGAACGCCGACGCGCTGGACACTGCCGTTACGCCGCTGACCGCCACGCGCATCAGCATGCCCAACCTGCCGAAATCCACCGGCGCGCCGGCCGATCTCGCGGCCAAAGGCATCGTCAGCGGGGATCTCTACAACAACGGGGGCGTGGTATGCGTCGCGCCATAATACTAGCGGCATTCGCAGTGGCCGCGCCCGCCGCCGCGCTCGCACAGGCCAGTCCGACCTACAAAGACCTCACCGTGACCAACTCGCTGACCGTGGCCGGCTTGCCAGTCGCCGGCGTTTCGCCCGGCACCTATGCCGACGGCAGCCGGGCACTATCCAGCACGGCTTCGGACGTATTCGCGGCCAACGCCGCGCGGGTGCGCATCCGGCTGCTCGACACCGATTATACCACCGCGTCGGGTGGCGCCGGCATCGCTATATGGTGCCGCTGGGGAACGGCTGCTGCCGCCGCCGCGGCCCCGCATGGCGTGGGCAGCTTCCCGCTGTTCCCAGGCGGCGGTGTCGATGACCAAGGATCGGGGGTGAACCAAAGTGCCGTGAATTGTGTTGCCGAGTCCGGCGCCCCGCTGCTGTTCGCGGAACAATACTGATGTATCGCCGCAATATGCTCTCCGGCGCCGGCGCCGTCGCTTTGCTGGCAGGTTGGTCATGCGATGCGGCAGCCGCCGTAGTCAATGCTCCGTTTGGCCGGGCGCAGGCTAATGCACTTGGCATCGGAATGCCGCCGATTGAGCTTTACGCGCCGACGCTGGTGGGCAACGGCGTCGCGGACGATAGCGTGGCGATCAAGGCGGCGCATGACGCTGCGTTCGCGGCGGGGGTGCGCGAAGTCTACGTCTCGCGCCAGCACAACGCACCGACCGCCTATAATCTTGGCAACGTGCAGTTTCGCGGTCCCGGCGCGCTGATCGGCACCTACCGTAAGAAAGTTATCCCAATCTCCGCACGCAATCCTCTGATAGCGAGTAAGATCGTGCCTAGCCTGCACTTGCGGAATTTCTCCAAGGCGGTTTCCCCAACTATGATAATATGGGGCGATAGCACCGGTACCTATGGCGCCAACCACATTTCGCTGGCCGAGATGATCTGGACGATCTCGCAACGCGCGTTTTTGCGGGATAACCCGGGGCGGACCATAAACCGGGTCAACCGCTCAATCGGCGGAACGGCTACGGTGAACTACAATCAGACCGGCACTGTCATGCAGGGCCAGGGGATTACGCTGCCCCCGTGGTTCACGCCGGTTACCGCCCCATGGACCGGCTTTATCGGCAATCAGACACCTGACATTGTGCTGGTGAACTGGGGCACCAACGATGCCGGGGCGGCTACCTTCACATCGTTAGATAATATTCCGGTATACTTGCTGGCGCTCCCCAAAGTGCCGGATATTATATTCCTCACCAATCTTCCGCGCGGCACGCAGGCTGATGCGGGTGTCGCTACGGTGGCCGCACTGGAAGCTCGCGACAACACGGCGGGTGTGATCCGTTCATACTGTGAGTTCAAAGGCTATGGCTGCATCGACTTGCATCGCCGCGCTTGCATGATGCGTGACGGATTCGATCCTTGCACGCAAATTATGACGCAGAACATTGCCAGTCAGGTGTTCGCGCTGCCCGCCACCCTGCCGACCACAGAGAGCGACTTCGATCTGACATTCACCATCGACAACACCGCAGGCGTGGCGTTCGGCGGCACGCAGCGGATCGACATTCTGTTATCACCCAATGGCGGTAATACACTCAGGATTGGGCAGTCTAGCGGTAATGTTCTGCTGACCGGCTACAACGGATCGGCCGGCACCCAATGGCTAACGATATTTACGTCGTCTGTGCCGATGCCGGTTGCTGTCGTGACAATACAAGTGTCGGTCAAGGGGTCTTTTATCACCGTCTATGTTCAGGGCTTGGTGGTCTATGAAGGACTCTGCTTCCGGCATGGCGGGAGATTCGCGCCATTTGTGCAATACGGTGTCGGCAGCGGCGCTACGTCGATCACGGTCGGTCCGTATATCACGTCAACACCGCAGCTTGTGATCCCTGGCATTACCGATGCGGAGATGTTCGGCTCTGGCTTGTTCCTGCAAGGCGGTAACGATATTAACCATCCGGCTTCACCGTTCTATGAAACGGTTGTCGCGCCCGAGATTGACGCCATCAGCTTCGCCCAGATTGGCCAGCCGATACAGACCATCATCGCGGCGGGTGCGATCAATGTTGAGGCGGGGACTGTCAAGCTGACTGGTCCGGCAAGCGGCACCTACGCGATCACCCTGGCAGCGCCCCGTGCTGTGGATGCGGGACGCTCGCTTTCGATCGAGATGACGACGACCACGGCGAGTAATTCTGTGACGCTCGCATTGACCAATGTGGAAGGCGGCACGGCGGCTGCGACATGCACGTGGACTGCGGCCGGGCAGAAACTGATTTTGCTGGCCACGGCAGCAAAGTGGGAGGTCATCAAGCAAGACGGGGTTGCGCTGACATGAGCGGCACCGACTACACGACCACCCCCAACCTCGGTCTATACAAGCCGGTATACGACCAGGACACCGAGGCGTGGGGCACGCACCTCAACGCCAACGCCGACGTGCTCGACGGCGCGCTGGCGACCTCCGGCGCGTCGGCCAAGTTCCTGCCGCTGTCCGGCGGCACCATGCTGGGCACTCTGACGCTGGCCGCCGATCCGTCCACCGCGCTCGGTGCCGTCACCAAGCAGTATGCCGACGCGCACCTGTTCACCGACGCCGCTAACGACGCCAACACCTATGGCCGCCACGCCAACGCCTGGGGCGCGGTGGTGCCGATCTCTGGTGGGGATGACCGGGCTGCTCACGCTGTC